ATACCCATGGGGGTCGTCACCTGGGGACTGTTCGTGTGCACGGTCGGGGCCGACGTGCAGGGCGATCGCATCGAGGCGTATCGCTGGGCCTGGGGGCGCGGCCTCGAGCGGCAGATTGTCGAGCGCGCGGTCTTCTACGGCGACCCGTCGCAGGCCGAGACCGAGCCCGGCAGCCCCTGGGCGGCGCTTACCGAGTGGCGCAGGGCGCCGGTGCTGCACGCCAGCGGCAAGCCGGTGCCGACGCTGGCATGCTTCATCGACTCGGGTGGCCACCACACCCAGGCGGTCTACAGCTACGCCCGAACGCACAAGCTCTTCCACGTCTACGCAATCAAGGGCAGCTCGCAGCCCGGGCGCGCAATCCTGGGCAAGCCCACGCCGCAGGACGTCAACTGGCGGGGCAACCGGGTCAAGGGTGGCGTGCAGCTGTGGCCGATCGGCACCGACAGCGCCAAGGCCGAGATCTACGGGCGCTTGCGCACCACCGAGCCGGGCCCGGGCTACGTGCACCTGTCCAGGCACATGGCGCCCGAGGTCTTCGAGCAGCTCACCGCGGAGCGGCTGGTAACCCGCTACGTCAAGGGCCGGCCTCGCCTCGAGTGGGTCAAGACGCCCGGCCGGCGCAACGAGGCGCTCGACTGCGGCGTGTACGCGCTGGCGGCGGCGCACTTCGTCGGCATGGACCGGTGGCGCGAGGGCGAGTGGGCACGCTGGCAGGCAAGGGTAGAAAGCCGCGACCTGTTCGACGCCGCCGCGCCTGCCGAGACGACTGCGCCGGTGGACGAGACGACTGCGCCGGTGGACGAGACGACCGCGCCGGCGGGCGAAACGCAAGCGGCTGCGGCCGAGACGCCGACCGCTCCTGCCCAGGCCGCCGCCACGCCCGCGCCCGCCAAGCCGCGCCGGCCGGCGCCGCCCAGTTTCCAGAGACCTCGAGGCCGAACATGGTGATTGACCGAGACATCATCCGCGACATCATCCGACGCATCCAGTCGGCCGAGGAGGCCGCGCAGCGCCGGCTCGACGCGGAGCTGGCCCGCAAGATCGAGCTCGAGGCCCGCCAGTCGTGGGGCGGATGCAAGGTGCACGTCCCGTCGCGCCCGTGCGCGGTCGAGCGCGCCGAGCGTGTCGAGCGGGCGTACCTCGAGGGACACCGTGTCGCCGACATCGCCGCGGCCGAGGGCGTGACGACCCGCACGGTGCTCAACATCGTCCGTCGCACGAGTAGGTGAAAAACGCGGGTGGAAATTTCACCCCCTGGTCGGGCTCAATAGGCCATGGCCACGCCCACCACTGAGCCAGGCTCCATCGTGGCTGGCGACACAGCCAAGTGGCTGCGGTCGCTGGACGAGTACCCCGCATCGCAGAGCTGGGTGCTGTCGTACACGCTCGTCAGCGCGGCGCAGCGCTACACCTTCACCGCGACGGCCAGCGGCGACGACCACCTGGTCAACGTGGCCGCCACCACGACGCAATCGTGGGCCGCCGGCACCTACAGCTGGGTCGCGCGCGTCTCGAAGGCCGGCGAGGTCTTCACCGTCGGCTCGGGAACGATCGTCGTGCGGCCGTCGTTCGGCGCTGCCGTCGACGCGCGCAGCCATGCTCGCAAGGTGCTCGAGGCGATCGAGGCGGTGCTCGAGGGGCGCGCAACCAGCGAAGTCGCCCAGTACGAGATCGCCGGCCGGTCGTTGCGCTACATCGAGCCGGCCGAGCTCCTGAAGCTGCGCGACCGCTATCGCGCCGAGGTCGCACGCGAGGACGCGGCGCAACAGGTCGCCGCTGGGCTGCCTGACAGTCGCCGCGTGTTCGTGCGCTTTGCCCGCTGAGGTCTTCTGATGGCACGACCTGGACTGGCGCAGCGATGGCGCGCCCGGCTGGCGCAACTGATCGCGCCGCCGCCGACGCCTCGCCGCCTTGGCATGCGCCGCTTCGACGCGGCGCGCATCGATCGCCTCACGGGCAACTGGCTGGCGACCTCGGCATCGATCAACGAAGAGCTTCGCACCGACCTCGACAAGCTGCGGATGCGCGGCCGCGACCTGGTCAAGAACAACGACTACGCTCGCAAGTTCGTGTCGATGTGCCAGACCAACATCGTGGGCCCCGACGGCTTCAAGCTGCAGGCGCGCATTGAGAACCGGCCGGGCGTGCCGGACGGCCTCGCCAACGGGGCGATCGAGGCCGCCTTTGCGGAGTGGGCGCGTGCTGCCGACATCACCGGCACGATGAGCCTGCGCGACCTTTGCGAGACGCTGATCGGGCAGCTGCCCTCCGACGGCGAGTTCCTCGCCAAGTTCATCCGCGGCCCGGAGGCGGGCAACCGCTTCAACTTCGCGGTGCAGCTCATCGACGTCGACCGCATCGACACCCAGTACAACACGACCGCGACCGGCACCGGCAACCGCATCACGATGGGCGTCGAGCGCGACACAGCCGGCCGGCCGGTGGCCCTGTGGCTGTTCGATGGCCACCCGAACGACGGGCCCAACAGCTCGAGGACCCGCGTGCGGGTCAGCACCGACGACGTGCTGCACCGGTTCAAGGTCGTCACACCGGGTCAGGCGCGCGGCGTGCCGTGGATGGCGCCCGGGATGCTGAGCCTGCATCACCTGGGCGGGTTCAAGCTGGCGGCGCTGCTGGCGGCCGAGCACGGCGCGAACCACTTCGGCTTCTTCCACAGCCCGGACGGCGTCAGCCCCGTCGGGGCTGTCGACGAGGAGGACCAGCCGATCACGACCAGCCAGCCGGGCACCTTCGACACGCTGCCGCCGGGCGTGACCTTCACGCCGTTCGAGTCGAAGTACCCGTCCGACAACTTCGGGCCGTTCGTGAAGGTGACGCTGCAGAGGATCGCCTCTGGATGGGGCGTGGCCTACCACTCGCTGGCCAACGACCTCGAAGGCGTGTCGTTCAGCTCCATCCGCAGCGGCACGCTCGAGGAGCGCGATCGCTGGGCCGCAGACCAGAGCTGGTTCATCGGGGCCTTCCTCGAACCGCTGTACGCGGCCTGGCTGCAGCAGGCGCTGCTCAGCTCGGCGATCGTGCTGCCCAACGGCAGCGCCCTCCCGGCGGCCAAGATCGACAAGTTCCAGGCGCACGAATGGCAGGGGCGGCGCTGGGAGTGGGTCGACCCGAAGACCGACATGGAGGCGAAGATCCTCAGCGTGAAGGCCGGCTTGATGGCCCCGCAGGATCTTGCCGCGCAGATGGGCTACGACTTCGACGCCACGCTGGCCAAGATCAAGGCCGCGCAGGAGCTGGCCTCGTCGTATGGCGTCGCGCTGCATGCCTACGACGGCGCGCCAGGTGCCGTCCCGGCCGCGCCCGATGCGCCGGCCGATGACCCCGCTGCCCGCGATGCGGCGCCGACCGAGGTCGCGCTCGCCATCGACACGGCCAACCGCGCGATCGAGGCACTGCGGGATCGGCCGGCGCCGGCCGCCGCGCCGGTCTCGGTGCACCTGGGCATCGATCGCGAACAGGCAGCCGGCATGGCGCGCGAGCTCGAGCAGCTGCACCGAGCCACGCTGCAGCAGATCAGAGAGGACGTCCAGGCCATGCCGATCGTCATCCCCGCGCCCGTCGTGAACGTGGCCGCGCCCGTCGTCAATGTCGCGGCGCCCGAGGTCACGGTCGAGGCCAACATGCCGCCGCCCGAGGTCGTCGTCAATCACCCGACCATGGCCATCCAGACCGTCGAGCGCAACGACGCCGGCGACATCCTTCAGACCACAACCCGGTACGCCTGATGTCCGACAACACCGCGCTGAACCCAGGCACCGGTGGCGACCTGATCGCCACCGACGAGCTGGTCGCCGTGAATGGGCTGCCTGCCGACCCAGGCCTGAAAGTCCAGCGTGTGAAGGTTGGCTTCGGCGGGGACGGGCAACTGCACGATGTCAGCCCTACCGCGCCGATGCCGGTCACCGACGGGGCGGTGCAGGACCTCCTGCTGCGTCTGCTCGGCATCTCCGTTTCGCCGTTCGGCTACGACAAGTCGCTGCAGCGGTATCGCCAGACGGCGGTGATCGAGTCCGGGACAGTCACCACCGTGACAACGGTCACCACGGTCACCACGGTGACCACGGTTGCTGCCGTGAACAACCTGGCGGCCATCGGCGGCTACAACGCGCAGATGCAGGTGCTGGACCAGAACCGCGCCGCGTGGGCCGCCTGCGTGCGAGCAAGGATCACCTGAGATGCCCAACACCTTCAAGAAGGTCATCGACACGCTGGTGTGGCGACAGGTCGCGCCTGCGCCCAACGCGCACGCCGCGGCGGCCTGCCTGGCCTCGGACCTGCGCAACGACGTCAGCCGCAACCCGTTCGCCTATCAGCTCGTCAGCGCTGCGGTCCTGAACCGATTCAACATCGTCACGAAGGCGTGGCATTTCGTGCAGAACCCGGGCCTCGCCGGGACGTTCGGCGCGGGCGCCGCCGCGGCGTTCGTGCCGTCGTTGGGCCTCGTCGGCACGCTGGCTGCAGGAGCGACGACGACCAGCGTCGTGCTGAGCACCGCGCTGCCCACTGCCGTCGGCCTGAACATGCTGGCCAGCCGCGGCGGCTCTGGCGACTTCGGCTTCCGGCTGCGAATCATCGACACGGTGGCCGGCAAGACCGAGGAGCGCTGGATCACCGGGAACACCGCCGGCACCGCGCCCACCATCAACGTCGGCGCCGCCTTCACGTTCACGCCGGCAACCGGCGCGCGCTACGAGATCCTGGGCGGTCGGCTTTTCATGCTGGGCGCCGGCACGACCGCCGCGAACATCTGGCGGTCGTTCGAGGTGGCGAGCAACACGCTGTCCACCGGACTTTCGACGACCGGCTTGCCGGCCACCATTGCCACCGACTCGGCAATCGCCGTGCTCGACGAGCTGTACGTGCCCTACAACCACGCCCCGGGCGAAGGGATGGTCAAGGGCTCGTTCCTGTACGACACCGGCTTGAACGCGCTGAGCGCAACCGGTTCGGCGGCGTCCACACTCACCGGCCAGGCAAGCGGCGGCGACGCGGTCATCGCGGCCAACGAGTACCGGAACTTTCAGATCCGGATCGTGCAGGACACGGTCACGCCGGGCGCTGTCGGTCAGCGACGGATCATCGCCTCGCACACCGCGGGCCCCTCGCCGGTCTTCACGCTCGGCACCGCCTGGACGACGCAGCCGAGTTCGAGCGCCAAGTACGTGATCGAGCAGCCCAACCTGCTGCTGCTGCGATCAAGCGCCACGACGACGGTCTACGCGTGGAACTACACCGACGCGACCATCAACAACGGCACGAACAACATCCCGGCGAACAGCTGGTCGACCACCTACTTCGGCGCGGCGCCGGCGGCCAACGCGGCCGGCGGCATCTGGGCGCCGTCGTTTGGCATCCAGCCCGACTCCGGGCGCAACGCCAGGCACAGCTTCAACTACTTCTTCCGGGGCGGCGCCGTCACGCTGGACGTGCTTGACATCGCCGGCTCGATCACCGGCACCTGGACTGGCGCGATCACCTACGACGGCAGCACCACGCTCGGCACCGGCACCAGCGGCGTCTACTCGCCCTTCGGCAGCGAAGGCCGCATGACCTACATCAACGCCTACACGGCGTCGGCCATCTCGCAGATCTTCCGGTTCGATGCCCAGAACAGGGTGCTGTCGCCCTACGCGCCGACCGACTTCCTGCAGGCCGGAACGGCGGCTGTCGGCAACCGCATGGCGGCGTACTGCGCGATCGACGGCACCGACAAGTACGACGTGGTTCTCCTCAACGCGCACCTCTCCACGGTGACGCAGGAACTGGTGGTGCTCGTATGAGCCTCGAAGACCTGATCCGGCTGCTCGAGGCGCGCCTGGCCGCGCTGAACACCGCGATGGCCACGGCGACGTCGGTGGGTGACCTCGCGCGGATCGGCCAGCTCGAGGTCGAGGTGGTGACCACGCAGGACACGCTGGATCGGGTGCGTTCGCTGCTCGGGTAGCCATGCTGCTGCCCCTGCTGCTGAACAACCTGCTGGCTCAGCAGCCGCCCGAGCCGCAGCCAGCCTCTGGTGGCGGCCGTGCGCGCCGGTCGGTGCACTGGATACCGTTGAGCCCGCAACCAGGGCCGAGCAACCCCGACGCGCCGATCCGCCGGCGTCGTCGCGATGACGAGCTGATCGCGCTGTTCAAGCCCTGAGAGGTGAAAAAGTGGGGTGGAAATTTCACCCCCCGGTCGGGCTCAATACCCTCATGAGCCGCGCCGCCAAACTCCCCGCCAAGCTCGAGCGCGCTTTCGCCGTCGAAAGCCGCGCCGTCGACGAGGCCAACCGCACCGCCACGCTGGCCTTCGCCTCCGAGCTGCCGTACGAGCGCTGGTGGGGCGTCGAGATCCTCGACTGCACGGCGCCCGCCATGCGGATGAGCCGCCTGACCTCCGGCGCGAACCTGCTGGTCGATCACGACATGCGCGACGTCGTTGGCGTCGTCGAGTCGGTCTCGATCGACGCGGACCGCGTGGCCCGCGCGGCCGTGCGCTTCGGGCGCAGCGCCCGCGCCGAGGAGGTCTGGCGCGACGTCGTCGACGGGATCCGTCGCAACGTGAGCGTCGGCTACATGATCCACAAGGCCGTGCTGGTCGAGACGAGCGACAACGTCGAGACCTACCGCGTGACCGACTGGGAGCCGTTCGAGATTTCGCTCGTGTCCGTGCCCGCCGACCCCTCCGTCGGCGTGGGCCGCAGCCTCGAGACCGTCACCGTCGCCGTGACGGTCAGCAGCAGCGAGGACGAAGAGCAAGACCCGGCCGCCGATGCGGCCGAAGACGCCGACGAGCAAGTCGAGTCTTCCGCAATGCCCGCCGAGGCGGCCGACCGTACCCATCCCAAGAGCAAGACCATGAATCAGACCATCGAAGTGCCCGAGCAGCGCAACCACGCCGCGGAAATCTCGAAGCTCGCTTCGAGCATCCCTGGCGCCCAGGAGCACGCGCTCCGGTCGATCCAGGCCGGCCACACCGTCGAGCAGTTCCAGGCCGACCTGCTGCGCACGATGGCCAACAAGCCGATGCCGACGCCCGATGTCGGGCTCGCGCCGAAGGAGACGCAGCGCTACTCGATCACCCGTGCGATCCGCGCGATGGTCGATCGCGACTGGACTGCCGCTGGCTTCGAGCGCGAGTGCCACCAGGCTGTCCTGAAGCGTTCGGGTCTTGGTGATGCGCCGAACGGCGGGTTCTTCGTGCCCTACGAGGTTCAGAAGCGCGACCTGACGGCCGGCACCGGCTCGCAGGGCGGGTTCCTCGTGGCCACCGACCTTCTGGCCAGCAACTTCGTCGAGTTGCTGCGCAACCGGACCGTCGTCGGGCAGCTCGGCGCGACCATGATCAGCGGCCTGGTGGGCAACGTCACCATCCCCCGCCAGACCACCGCCAACACGGCCACATGGCTGGCGAACGAGGCGTCGACAATCACCGAGACCAACGCGGCCTTCGGACAGATCGCGATGTCGCCTAAGCACGTCGGCGCGTACCAGGAGATCTCGCGTCAGCTGCTCATGCAGTCCTCGCCGAGCGTGGACATGCTGGTGATGAACGACCTGTCGCGCGTGATCGCGATCGCGATCGATCTGGCCGCGCTCGAGGGCAGCGGCGCTTCGGGTCAGCCGACCGGCATCTCGCAGACCGCTGGCATTGGCTCGGTCACCGGCACGTCGCTGGCCTACGCCGGCATCCTCGAGTTCCAGAGCGACGTTGCGGGCGGCAATGCCCTGGCGGAAAACTGCGCCTACGTCACCACGCCGGCCGTGGCGGCACTGCTGTCCGGGCGTCAGCGGTTCGCATCGACGGACACCCCGCTGTGGGATGGCAACCTGCTCGACGGTCGCATGTCCGGGTTCCGTGCCCTCAGCACGCTGCAGGTCACTGCCGCCACCATGATCTTCGGCGACTTCAGCCAGGTCATCATTGGCGACTGGGGCCAGCTCGAGATCGCGATGAACCCGTACGCGAACTTCCAGGCGGCCATCACCGGCATCCGCGCGATCCAGACGGTCGACGTCGGCATCCGGTACGCAGCCGCGTTCTCGCGCGCGACCTCGATCACCTGATAGGGCAGGCCGGCGCCTCCTGGCGTCGGCCGCCAGCCTGTCATGGCCGATTCAATCAACACGGTGCGCGTCGAGGTTCTGCGGGCGTTCTTCCTGCGCGGGCACTCCTGCGCGGCGGGCACCGTGGTCGACGTTTCCGAGGCGCTGGCGCGCGAGCTGGTCTACGCGAACAAGGCACGGCTCGTGCCTGGTGAGCAGGCCGATGCCCTGTCCGTCGAGGTGGAGGCGCCGGCGCCAGCTCGCAAGAAGAAGGGGTCCCGCGAATGAGCATCTTCAACTTCCCGTCTGCCGCCACCGTCGAGACGCTGGTGGCAGCACAAAGCGCCGCGTCGACGGTGACCAGCGCCGGCATCGATCTGCTGCCCTACGACGGGCCGATCCTGGTCATCCAGAACGGCGGCGCCGGTACCGGCACGCTGGACGGCAAGCTGCAGGACAGCGCCGACAACGTGTCGTTCGCCGATGTCTCCGGCCTGACGTTTCCGCAGAAGGGCACGACGGCGGCGACGCAGTCTCTCGCCGTGCAGACGCGCACCCTGCGTCGGTACGTGCGGTACGTCGGCACGATCGTCACCGGCCCGCATCTGCTGAGCGTGGAACTGGCCGGCTTCCGCAAGATCGTCTGATCGTCATGACCGAGAGTCTCCCGGCCTTCTTCGCCGACTTCGCGGTGTCGTGCACCGTGAATGGCGTCGCGCGCCGGGGGATTTTCGACGCCGGTTCGCGCTTGGGTGCGGTCGGCATGGCCGGCATCACGACGGTGCAGCCGACGCTGACGCTGCCCACCGCCGACGTGTCGGCCAATCCGGTCGGCCAGGCCGTCGTTGTCAACGCGGTGAGCTACGTCGTCGCCGAGCACGATGTCGATGGCACCGGCATCAGCACGCTGATCCTCGAGCGCGCCTGATGTCCGCGCACGCAGCCATCCAGCTGGCGATCGTCAACGCGCTGCTCGCGGCGCCGGCGGCCGCCGGCGGCAACGTCCGCAGCAACGCGACGCGCCCGATGGCGGCCGGCTCGAGCACCGGCGTCGTGGTGCGAACGATGCAGTCGCGCGCGGCCACGCCGCAGGTGCTGGGCGGCCCGTATGACTGGACGACCCTGTTCCAGGTCGAGTGCCTTGCCCGTGCTTCGGCCGGATCGTCCGATCCGGTGGCGGCTGTCGACGCGTTGCTCGACCTGGTGTGGTCGCGCCTGTCGACGCTCAACACCGCAGGCCTGGGCGTCATGGACGTGCGGATGCAGCCGCAGATCGACTGGCTCGTGGACGACGGCGAGACGCCGGTCGTGGCCGCGACCGTGAGCCTGCAAGTCAATCACCGGACCAACAGCACCACGCTTGCCGCGTGGACGTGAGACTACAGATGCCTCAGAAGACCCCCTCCGATCCTGCTCCGAGCCCCGCGCCCGCGCGGCCGCCGGAGGGCACGCCGCCCGAGGGCGGACGCTGGACATGGGATGGCACCGGCTGGGTGCCCCTGCCTGAAACCGAGTCGAAGGAGTAAACCATGGGCCGCCTCGTCCGTCGGACCGCCATCCTCGCGAAAGTCGAGACCGTCTACGGAACCGATTCGGTTCCCACCGGTGCCGCGAACGCGATTCTCGTCAGCAATGCCAGCTTCGAGATCAACTACAACAACGTCAACCGCGACCTGATCCGGCCGTACCTGGGCGGCTCCGAGCAGCTCGTCGGCACGCGCTTCGTGCAGCTGCAGTTCGACGTCGAGCTGGCCAACTCCGGCACCGCCGGCACAGCGCCCGCCTGGGCGCCGCTGCTGCGGGCCTGCGGCTTCGCCGAGGCCGTGCTGACCACGCCGGCGCGCGTGGAGTACACGCCCGTGTCGGCGAGCTTCACGTCGCTGTCGATCTACTACCACATCGACGGCGTGCGCCGCGTGGCGCTTGGCTGCATGGGCACCGCCGAGATCATGCTGAACGAGGGCGAGCGGCCGATGTTCCGCTTCACCTTCACCGGCCTGGATGGCGGCCGCACGGCGGTGGCCGATCCGTCCGTGACGCTGTCGTCGTTCCGCGTGCCGCAGGTGGTGTCGGACGTTAACTCGGGCGACATCAACCTGGGCTGCACGTACGCGACCGGCGTGCTGAGCAGCGGCACTGTCTTCCCCAGCCGCGGCCTGTCGATCAACGTCGGCAACACGGTGAGCCGCAAGGCGCTGCTCGGTGGCCAGAGCGTCATCATCTCCGGCCGCGAGATGACCGGCTCGGCGAACCTGGACCTCACCCAAGCGCAGGAGGTCACCTTCATGAGCGACATCGCCGCGAACACCACGACCACCCTGGGCTTCACCCACAGCACCGGCGCGGGCGTCGGCATCCTGCTGCACGCTCCGGTCGTGCAGCGGATCGACCCGTCCGATGTCGAGTACGAGGGCGAATTCCAGATGGGCCTGAACCTGCGCTTCATGCCCAGCAGCGGCAACGACGAGCTGCGGCTCGTCTGCCTGTAAGGGGGCCGCGTGAGTTTTCGCCTGGTCGTCAGCGACACGATCACCGTCCCCGTCGCCGGCCGGCTGCCCGATGCGGCCGGCAAGATGCAGCCCTTCAGCTTCTCGCTGAAGGCGCGGCGCTTGCCGGCTTCCGAGCTGAAGGCCTCGGTCGATACCTCCGAGGTCACCGTGCCCGAGTTCCTCGGCGGCCTGGTGCACGGCTGGTCCGGCGTGCTCGACGAGGAGGGGCGCGAGCTGCCCTTCAGCCACGAGGCGCTGGGGCAGCTCTTTGAGATCGTCGGGATGGCCGGCCTGGCGTTCGGCGCCTACATCGAGGCGTGTGGGGCCCGGGGCAAGGAAAAAAACTGATCGAGGCGGCTCGCCTGCTCGCGCGCGGCGAACTCACCCTGCACAGCGATGCTGACGACCCGCCATCCGACCTCGACGACGCGCTGGCGGCGTTCGGCCTGGTGCTGGACGACGACCCTGACGATCCGCGCTTTCACCTCTGGTCCGAGAACCGGGAGACGCTGCACTTCTGGCTTGGCGTGCAGACACAGTGGCGCGTCGGCATGGGGGGCGCCACTGGCCTGGACTACGCCGGCGTCGAAGCGTATCTGCGCATGCGTGCCGTGCGCGCCCCTGCGCGCCGCGCGCGGCTCCTGCTCGAGCTGCAGGTCATGGAGCGCGCAACGCTCGAGGAGTGGCAACGCATGCAGGCCGAGCGCGATCGCCGGCCGCGTCGCTGACGCGAGGCTCGGATGACCGAGAACGTCGGCATCCGGATCAGCCTGTCGGGCGCTCAGACCGTCAGCGCGGGGCTGGCCGGCGTCAACAAGGAGATCGGCGCGCTGCAGGGCGGCGCGGTGAAGGTCGCCGATGCCCTGCGCGGCATGGGCGCCGCGCTCGTGGCCGGCCTGTCCGTCGGGGCGCTGGCGGCCTGGACGCGCCAGACCATCAACGCGCTCGACGCCATGAACGACGTGGCCGACGCGACGGGCGCGAGCATCGAGTCGATCAGCCGGCTCGAGGCGGTGGCTCTGCGCACCGGCGCGACGATGGACACCGTCGCGGGTTCGCTGGTGAAGCTCAACCAGCAGCTCGCCGCCGCCAAGCCCGACAACGAAGCGGGCATGGCGCTGAAGATGATCGGCCTCGAGGCCGAGGCGCTGCGCCGGATCGACCCCGCCGACGCCCTGCGCCAGGTCGCCATCGCGCTTGCGCAGTTCGAGAGCGACGGCGCGAAGGCGCGCATCGTGCAGGAGCTGTTCGGCAAGTCGATCCGCGAGGTCGCGCCGCTGCTCAACGACCTGGCCGAGGCGGGCGAGGTCTCGGCAACGGTGACGGCCAAGCAGGTGGCGGAGGCCGAGCGGTTCAACAAGCAGCTCTTCCTGCTCTCGGCCAACCTGACGCAGACCGCGCGCTCGGTCACAAGCGACTTCCTGCCCGCCATCAACGGGCTGCTCGAGCGGGTCAACCAGATCGACGACAACAAGCTGCAGCGCTTCATCGACCGGATGATGACGCTGGGCTCGCCGGCGTTCGCCGTGATCATGCGCCAGCTGCAGGGGGCCGTGGCCAGTGCAAGCGGGGCCATGGCGCTGCCGTCGACGGGCGCAGATCCCGGTCGCGCGGCTATCAACCCCGAGCCGACCAAGAAGGCCCTGGGCAACATCGACAAGGCGCTGGCCAACAACAAGGCCGCCGCCAAGGCCGCGCAGGACGCGCTGAAGGCCTACCAGGATGAGCTCGAGCTGTACGCGAAGCGCGCGCTGAAAGCCATCCAGGCGGTGGACGACGCCGAGGAGGCTGCCAACAAGGCGCTGGCCGAGGACGCCAAGCAGCTTGCCGCCAACTACCAGCGGCGGATCGAAGGCATCGACCAGGCCGAAGAGGCCATGAACAAGTCGCTGCAGACCGCGCAGGACATGGTCGACGGGATTGTGCGCGAGACCGAGCAGCTGCAGATGTCGAACGTCGAGCGCCAGGTGTCGATCGCGCTGCTCGAGCTCGAGCGGGCAGGACTGGAGAAGGGCACCTACGCCTACGAGCAGTACGCCGCCAAGATCCGCGCGGCGGTCGTCGGGCGCGAGAACGTGCGCGAGTCGATCGAGCGCCAGCGCGACATTGCCGCCGAGTACCAGCGCATGGCCGACCAGGTCGGGCAGTCGCTCACCAACGCGCTGATGGATGGCGGTCGCAACGCCGCCGACTACATCAAGGGCCTCTTCCGCACCATGGTGCTGCGGCCGGTCATCCAGGCGGTCGTCGGAGGCGCGCTGGGCGTTGCGCCGTCGTCGTTGGGCGGCGGTAGCGCGTCCAGTGGCGTCGGCGGGACGCTGTCCATGCTGTCGTCGGTCAACACCGCGTACTCGGCGATCACGCGCGGCTTTGCCAGCGTCGGCGCGAACGTCTCCGAGGCTCTGCTGCGGGCTGGCGACTACCTGGCCACCAGCTCGAGCAACATGATGGCCTCCGCCGGCGAGTGGCTGCAGAACGTCTCCCAGGGCGCGGGCACGCTCGCGGCCAGCATCGCCGGAGCGGCTGCGGGCTACTTCGCCAAGAACGCGATCTCGCGCGGCTACAGCGTCTCGCGCGGCATGGACACGATTCAGAACATCGCCATCGCCGTGGGCAGCTACATCAGCCCGGTTCTGGGCACGATCGTCGGCGCGGTGTCCGGGCTCATCAACCGGGCGTTCGGCCGGCGCCTGCGCGACACCGGCATCCGCGGCACGTTCGGCGGTGAGTCGGGTTTCACCGGGGAGTCGTACCGGTTCTACCAGGGCGGATGGTTCCGCTCGGACCGGACGACGACCGATCAGCTCGACACCGGGACGCAGCGCAGCCTGGCCAACGCGTTCCGCCAGATGCAGCTGAGCACAGCGCAGATGGGCGCCATCCTGAACCGGCCGCTCGATGCGATCGTCAACTTCACCCGCGACGTCCAGGTGTCGCTGCAGGGTCTGTCCGACGAGCAGGCCGCCAAGGCGCTGCAGGACGAGCTGACCGCGGTGGCCGAGGCGCTGGCCGAGGCAGCGCTGGGCACGAGCGAGTTCTCGCGCGAGGGCGAGACGGCGGTGGCGACGCTCGAGCGCCTGTCGCGCTCGCTGCTGTCGGTCAACGCGATCTTCGACACGCTCGGGTACACCGCCTACGCGGCCGGCCTGGCCGGCGCCGACATGGCCTCGCAGCTGGCCGACAGCGCCGGTGGGCTCGAGAACCTCAGCTCGATCACGACGGCCTACTACGAGACCTTCTACAGCGAGGCCGAGCGCGCCGAGACGACGACCCGCCAGGTCAGCGAAGCGCTGGGGAACCTGGGCCTGACGATGCCGGCCACGCGCGAGGCGTTCCGGCAGCTCGTCGAGGCGCAGGATCTCACCACGGCGGCCGGTCGTCAGACGTTCGTTGCGCTGCTCAACCTCGCGCCGGCGTTCGCGAGCGTGGTGCAGGAGGTGCAGGCCACGACCGACGCCACCGACGAGCTGGCAGCCGCGGCGGAGGCTCTGCGCCTCGAGCAGGAGCGGGCGGCCGAAGTGGCGCGCGAGCGCGCGGGCCTCGAGCGCGAGCTGCTGCAGGTGCAGGGCGACACGGCAGCACTGCGGGCGCTGGATCTGGCCGCGCTGGACGAGTCGAACCGGGCGCTGCAGCAGCGCATCTGGGCAATCCAGGACGAGGCGGCGGCGCAGGAGCGGCTTGCCGCCGTGGCGAACCAGCGCGCGGGCCTCGAGCGCGAGCTGCTGCAGGTGCAGGGCGACACGGCGGCGCTCCGGGCGCTGGATCTGGCTGCGCTGGACGAGTCGAACCGGGCGCTGCAGCAGCGCATCTGGGCGATTCAGGACGAGGCGGCGGCGCTCGAGCAGCGTCGCAACGAGGAGGCTGCCGCCCTCGAGCGTTGGCGCAGCGAGGAGGCCGCCGCGCTCGACCAGTGGCGCGAATCGATGAGCGCTGCCGCCGCGCGCGCGCAGTCGGACTTCGAGGATGCGCAGCGCGCATCGGATGCGGCGCTGTCTCGCGTCAAGGACGCGATCGAGGCGGAGAGGACTGCCGCGGTGCAGGCCCTGCGCGATCAGGCCGAGGCGCAGGCGGCGATCTACGAGTCGCAGAAGCGCGCAGCCGAGCTGGCCCGGGACGCCGCAGCCGAGCAGGTGGAGGCGGTGCGGGAGGTGTTCGCGCTGGTGGGCGATCAGCTCAACGCGGTGCGCGGGGCGGCCGGCCTGGGCATGTCGGCGGCTGCCGGCGCTGCGTTCATCGAGCAGGCGATCGTCGCAGCTCGAGCAACCGGATATCTGCCCTCGACCGACCAGCTCGGTGCGGCCATCGAAGCGGCGCGTGGCGGTCTCGACTCGCGCCAGTTCTCGAGCGCGGTGGAGTTCCGGCGTGCCCAGGTCCGCCTCGCGATCAGCCTCGAGGATCTGCAGGCGGTGGCCGGCGACCAGCTGGACCGTGCGCAGGCGGCTCTGAGCGTCCAAGAGCTGCAGCTCGCGGCGCTGGACGCCGCCATGTCGCAGAGCGCCGACCAGTTCGAGCAGCAGATCGCGCAGACCGAGGCCATGTATGACGCGCAGATCGCTGCGGCCGAGGCGCAGCTCGCCGAGCTGCGTGGCATCTCGACTGGCATCTTGAGCGTTGCCGAGGCCATGGCGCAGCTGTCCGGCGCGTTGCAGGCCGAGAGCGCTGCTCGAACCGCGGCCGCCTCTGCTGCGGCGTCGGCCCGGACCGCGGGACAGGCGACGGTGTCGCCGTCAAGAATCGCGGGCCTCTACAACGACCTGGTCGTCGGCGGGTCGATGAACGAAGCGCAGTTCGTGACCGCGGCCCGGCAGTACGGCGTGACCGACGATCAGCTGGTGGCTGCGCAGGCGCTGGTTCTGGCGCAGCGCGCGGGGCAGCGCTTTGCGGCTGGCGGCGCGTTCGCAGGCGGCGTCGTGACGCGTCCGTCGGCCTTTCCTCTCGGCCTGATGGGCGAGGCCGGCCCCGAGGCGATCATGCCGCTGTCGCGGGGCCCGAACGGCGCGCTCGGCGTTCGCGCGTTCGGCAGCGATGAGATGGTCGCCGAGCTGCAGGCGGTGCGCGCTGAGCTCGAGGGGCTCCGAGCAGAGGCGCGCGCGACGGCGGTGCATACCAGCAAGGCAGCGCGCATCCTCGATCGCGTCACGCCCGACGGCAACAGCCTGCAGACGGTGGCGGCGCCATGAAGGTGATCAAGCCCAAGGCCTACGCGCCGTCGATGCTCGCATCGACCACAGCCGTCGAGACCTACGCCGCCTGGTCGTCGGCCACGACCTACGCGCTGAACGCCATCGTCGACTATGGCACGAGCCTGTACCAGAGCTTGCAGGCCTCGAACCTGAACAAGCAGCCGGACACGAACCCGACCTGGTGGCTGCGCATCGGTCCGGATAACACCCACGCGATGTTCGACGCGCAGGTGTCCACCGCCACGACCGCGACCAACGTCCTGACCGTTGCGGTCAACGTCGGCGCGATCAACAGCGTGGCGGCCGTCGGCCTGGTGGGCACGACGCTGCACCTGATGCTGAAGCAGACGCCGGACTCGTTCACGTCGCGCGCCTCGAGCGCGACGTACGTGGACGCGGCTGGCGTGCTGCAGCTGGCCAGCTCGAACGTCGCGCGATACACCTACGACCCGGTCACCAAGGCCCCGCTGGGGCTGCTGGTCGAGGCTGCGGCCACGAACCTGCTGCTCAACTCGGTGCTCGCCGGCACCAGCCTGGCGACCCAGTCGGTCACCGTGACGGCCGCGCAGCACACGCTGTCGTTCTACGGGTCGGGGTCCGTGGTGCTGTCGGGCGCTGCCACAGGCACGCTTGCCGGCGCTGGCGCTTACCCGGCCAGGGCGTCGCTGACGTTCACGCCCACCGCCGGATCGTTGACCGTGACGGTCAGCGGGACCGTGCAATTCGCGCAGCTCGAGCTGGGAGCGGCGGCCACGAGTTTCATCCCGACAGCAGGCTCGGCCGTGACGCGCGCCGCTGATGTCGGGTCGGCCGGAACGATCGTCTACCAGAAAACCCTGTCGCTCGACGGCACGATTATCTCCGACTGGTACCAGTATTTTTTCGAGGAGTCGGTGCAGCTCGGCGAGATCGTCGTCACCGACGTGACGCCTTATCCGAACGCGCAGTTGCACATCAGCCTGCAGAAAGCCGGCGCGGTGGAAATCGGGAATCTCCTGTTCGGGTCTTTCTATGACCTTGGGGAAACCGAGTTCGGCGCCTCGGCCGGCATCACCGATTATTCGGTGAAGGAAACCGATGAATTCGGCGACGTGACGTTCGTTCCGCGCACATTCGCGAAACGGATGACCGCGCGCATGGAACTGGCCGCCGGCCAGATGAACAAGGTGCAGCGCGTATTGGCCGACGTGCGTGCGACGCCGTGCGTCTGGATTGGCGCCGACGACGCGCAGCTCTACGCGCCGCTGATCGTCTACGGCTGGTACCGCGATTTTTCGATCGACGTCGCCTATCCCACGACCAGCTACGTGAGCCTCGAGGTCGAAGGCCTCACCTGACCGGAAATCATCATGCCGATCACTCCGCTACCTACTCCGCCAAGCCGGCAGGACCCTGCGAACTTCAGCAGCCGCTCGGACGCGTTTCTCGGCGCACTGCCGACGTTCGCGACCGAGGCGAATGCGACGGCCAGCCAGGTGAACTCCGACGCTGCCGCCGCGGCAAGTTCCGCTGCAGCTGCTGCTGCATCGGCTGGCGGTGCGACCGCTGCCTCCGGCGTCGTCAAATGGGTCAGCGGGACGACCTACGCCGAGGGCGCTGCTGTCTGGTCGCCCGCCACCTTCCTGACGTATCGGCGCAAGACGGCCGGCGCCGGAACGACCGATCCGAGTACTGACACGACGAACTGGGCGCCCATCGCCGGCACCGGCAACGTTTCCACCAGCTCGGGCGTCACCACGGTTCAGGGCACGGCCACGGTAGGCGCCACGGTCAAGCTGCTCGAGGGCAGCAACAACGGCACGCACGCGGTCAATCTCCGGGCGCCTGCGTCTGTCGCTGCTGATGTCACTCTGACATTGCCAGGCACGGCGGGATCTCCCGGCCAGGTGATGACGACCGACGGGAGCGGGAATCTATCTTTCGCCACCTCGCAATCCGCCAACCTCCAAGTCTTCACCAGCAGCGGCACATGGACGAAGCCTGCCGGCGCTCAGTTTGTCATGGTGGAGCTTTGGGGCGCGGGCGGGGGCGGGGGGAGTGGGGCGAGAACGGCGAGCGGGACCAATACGTCCGGGGCCGGCGGGGGAGGGGGCGGTGCGCGGGCGGTGCAGATGTTCCGCGCATCCGACCTTGCCGGCAGCTACACCGTCACCATCGGCGCGGGCGGAACGGGAGGGGCGGCGCAGACCGTCAACAGCACTTTTGGCAACGCCGGCACAGTAGGCGGAAACACGACTTTCGGCAGCGTAATGACCGCCTTTGGTGGCGGTGGCGGCAGCGGTGGGTTTGGAAACAACCAAGCGGCTGGCGGTGGTGGTGGTGGTACGGGCGGCGCGGGCGCAACGTCTCCTAGTCAATCTAGCTCGTTGAACGGTGGTTTTCCTCGCAACAGCAGCACTTTTGGATCAAGTTCCGCTCCGAACAACACGGGCGGGGGCGGGGCGGCTAGTTCTAATGGCGACATCGGCAACGCCGAATGGGGCGGCGGTAGCGGCGGGGCCACCTCTCCTAGCCCGACTGCCAGTTCAGGCGGCAGTTCCATCTTTGGCGGCGCTGGCGGTGGTAGTGGGGGAGGGATGACCACTGCCCCAACTGCCACTTCTGGAACAGCAGGCGGTGCGACGAACTCTTACAGCGGCGGCGGCGGCGGCGCAGGCGGCGCAGTTGATAATCCGGGCACGGCAGGCACGCAGAGCGCCACAACCGGCTCAGGCAACGGCGGTGGTGGTGGCGGGTCATCCATTACAGGCACAGGCGGCGCAGGCGCAGCAGGCGGCGCAGGCGGCGGTGGCGGTGGCGGTGGCGGCGCAAGCCTCAACGGCTTCAACTCCGGCGCAGGCGGCCCCGGCGGCGCAGGCTACGCCCGCATCTACTCGTGGTGAGCGACATGAGACACGCAATCGTTCAAGGCGGAATCGTCGTCAACGTGGTGCTGGCCGAGCCCGAGTTCGCGGCCGAGCAGGGATGGGTGCTTGCGCCCGCCGAGGTATCGACCGGGTGGCTCTACGACGGGTCCACCTTCAGCCCGCCGCCTCCCATCGTGCGCGACCCGGCCGAGATTCAAGCCGAGATCGAAGCGGCCGTGCAAAAGCGGCTCGACGATTTCGCCGCCACCCGCTACTACAACGGCATCCTTTCAGCCTGCACCTACGCCAGCAGCCCGACGCCCAAGTTCGCGGCCGAGGGGCAGTATTGCGTGCAGGCACGCGATGCGACCTGGGCGCGCTGTTACGAGATCCTGAGCGCGGTGCAGGCCGGCACGCGGCCTATGCCGACGGGGTATGCCGACATCGAGTCGGAGTTGCCGGTGCTGACCTGGCCGGCGTGAGGAACTGGACATGCCGGATGCAGCCGACATCAGCCGCCTCGAGGCCAAGGTCGACAAGCTCACCGATGCGGTGATGCGCCTGGTGCTCATCGAGGAGCGACAGACGACCCAGGGCGAGCGAATCGGAGCCGTTGAACAGCGCCAAGCAGCTGCCGAGGTCGCAATCGCCAAGACCGACCGCATGCTGATGATGTGGATCAACCGCGGGATCGGCGTGTGGGCGGTCGCCGTGCTCCTGTTCACCATCTGGACCCAGGTTGGGAACTGGAAGTGACGCTGTACCCGAACTGGCGCAAAATCCTGCGCCGCGCCTGGTCGATCCGCCTCATGCTGCTGGCCGGGGCGCTGTCCGCCGTCGAGGTCGCGCTGCCATTCTTCGCCGACCAGTTCCCGCGAGGCACCTTCGCAGCGCTTTCCGGGCTTGCAGTCGGAGCAGCCTTCGTCGCGCGCCTGGTGGCGCAGAGGGACGTGTGACCGCAGAGCGGCGGCCGCCGCGCGCGCGGCGCATCGCAGCCGCCACCGCGGTCGCTGTAGGCATTGCGATCCCCGCCGAGGGCCTGCGGACCGTCGCGTATCGAGACCCGGTGGGCATCCCGACGATCTGCTTCGGTAGCACCCGCGGCGTGCAGATGGGCGATCGCGCGACCGTCGAGCAGTGCCATCAGCTGCTCACCGCCGAGATGCGCGAGGCGGTTGAGGCAGTCGATCGATGCCGGCCTGGCTTGCCCACCGGCGTCCTGGCGGCGTTCGGGGACGCGGCCTACAACGTCGGCGAGCACATCGCATGCGACTCCAGGCGCTCGACGGCCGCCCGGCTGCTAGACGCCGGCGAGCTCGAGCAGGCATGCCGACAGCTGCCGCGCTGGAACAGGGCGCGCGTGGTCGGCGTGCTGGTCGAGCTGCCCGGCCTGACGAAGCGGCGGGCCGAGAACATGCGCGTCTGTCTGGACGGCGTCAGAGAGGCGTCGTGATCGATCCTCGCTGGCTTGTTGTGGGCGCGCTGGTGGCGTTCGGCGCGACCAGTGGCTGGTTGGCCAGGGGAGTGCTCGCCGATCGCACAGAGGCCCGTCTGGAGGCACAGCGGGCCGATGACGCGGCGCAAGCCTCTCAGGCGCTTGCCCGGGCATCCGAGCGCGCACGGGCCGAGGAGCAGCGACGAGCGGCACGACATCAGGAGGTGGTGCGAGATGCGATGGAACAGGCAAATGCGGCTCGCCGGGACGCTGCCGATGCTCATGGCGCTGCTGAGCAGTTGCGCGGCACCCTCTTCCAACAGGTCTCCAGTGGCACTGGAAGCCGCTCCTGTGGCGATTCCGCAACTGCCCGAGGTGGCGAGGCAGCCAGCGCTTCCGGCCTGGTGCTCGCCGACGTGTGCAGCCGCGGTGGCGCGCGAGCTGCAGAGCTGGCGGCTGCGCTTGATGCCGCCCGAAGCGCAGGCCTCGCCTGCGAGCGAGCCTACGACGCGCTGAAGGGGCCCTGACCAGGCCTCAATTTGTGGGGCCATTTCTGCCACGGGTGGTGCATTTCGGGCCGGTTTTGCGCCATGCGCGCACGTTTCCGCCTCTGGCGTTCAGAGGAGAGAGGGGTGCGCGCGGTGCGCCTATCGCACTCAAAATCCGGTGCCCGCGAGGGCGTGCGGGTTCGAGTCCCGCCTCCGGCACCACTTACGAATCAGGCACTTACATCCTAAGCCGCCGCCTTTTTCTTGGGCGTCGCGCCGATCGTGTGGGGCCGTTTCTGCCCGATGGTCCCCACGGCGGCGGCCAAAGTGGCCGCATTCAGGTGGGCGTAGCGCTTCGTCGACCGGGGGTCGCGGTGGCCCAGGATCTGCCCCACGACGTACAGGTTCACGCCCGCGTTCACCATCGCCGAGGCGGCCGAGTGGCGCAGATCGTGGAAGTGCACCTCGGGCATCCCGGCGGCCGCGCGTGTCCGGGCGAAGGCGTGCTGGATCGTGCTCTTCGAGGTCTTCAGCGGTAGCCGGTCGACCAGGTGGGCGATCTTGGGATGCGGCGGCACGGCGCGCACGTCGCCGTTCTTGGTGTCGCGCAGCATGATCAGCCCGCGCTCTAGCTCGGCCGTGCGCAGCTCGCCCAGGCGCAGGCCACTGTAGAACGCCAGCCGGATCGCCACCCGCGTGTCCGCGTGCGTGCAGGCCCTGGCCAGCCGCAGCATCTGCTCGCGGTCGATGTAGACCTGGCGCTCGTTGCGCACCGTCGGCAGCACCATCCTGGCCGTCGGGTCGCTCTCCGTGAGCCCGTGAGCCTTCCAGGCGTGCCTGCAGGCGGCCTTGAGCAGCGCGAGGCGGTTGCGTGCCGTGGCCACGCTGATCTCGTGTTCGGCGCGCCGCGCGCTCGCCGGGATGAGCCTGCGGGTGGCTACTTCGCGGGCGATCTCGGGGAGCTGCGACATCGGCCGGCCGACGAAGGCCCAGGCAATCGCGCCCAGGTGCTCGGCGGCGCTGCGGTGGCTCTTCAGGTGCTGCTTGTCGGCCAGGTAGAGGCCGACCGCGGTCTCGATCAGCGGGTCTGTTTGGTCGATGCCAGCCGCAACGGCGCAGAGGCGTGCGGTCTCGGCAGCATCGAAGGCGTCAGCTTGGGCTCGACTCCAGCCTTCCGGAAGCAGTCGAGAATGCCGGTGGCGGACGCCCGCCAGACTGCGCTTGAACTGCCACCGCCAGCGCTTGTTGCGGGGGTCCCATTGGATCGACATGCTGCCCTGTAGGTGTCGACATCGGCCTGCTCGAAGCGTACCGCATCGCCGAATCGGTAGTGCGCAAGCCGGCCCGAGGCCGCCAGCTCGTAGACTTTGCGCTTGCTCAGCCCGAGCTGGGCCGCGACGTCGGCCGCAGTCAGCACGCCGGCCCCTTCAGCGCCTGCTCGATGGCTTGCAGCGTCTCGTCGTACTCGGCCAGCGTGTGCTGCGCCTCTGGCGGGTAGGTGCCGTTCGGCTGCAGCTCGGAGTCGGCCACGGCCATGCGGTCGATCGCAATGCAAGCCTGAGCCTGCAGCAGCGCCTCGCGCATGGCTTCGAGCTGAGCGGTGCGGATCTTGCGGGCCATCGTCAGAACCTCTTGCCGCCCTCGGCCGCCCGGGCCTGCAGCGTGTGGTCGGCGCGCCGCGCGTTGTAGCTCATCTTTTCGGCCAGTGCGCCGGCCAGATCCAGGCCAAGCCCGCCGGCCATGTCGCAGATCCGGATCACCGCGTCGGCCAGCTCGACCTCGAGCATCGGCCGGTGCGGCAGGTGGTCGTCGGCCAGGCGCTTGCGGGCGCCCTCCATCGCCTCGCTGATCTCGGAGTGCACCAGGCAGAGAAGCTCGCCGACGTTACGCGGCGGCTGGCTGTGAGCCTCGATTGCCCAGTTGCATGTGAGGTCGGCACCGGTGACGATGTCAGTCCACCATCCCTGCCGGCGCGCCTGGCCGTGGCAGATCTCAACGAGCTTCTCGACGTGGTGGTGCAGCAGCACCTCCTGGTTGGACATGGGCTTGTGCGTCATGCCCGGCCCTCCGCTTTCGAGCACGCCTCGCGCTCGGCTTCCTCAGCCGCTCGAATGGCACGCTCCACCTTGGCCAGCAGGCTGTTTGGGCCGTCGTTCACAATCGACGGATGCCAGTCCATCAGCTTGATGATCTCGTCGCGTTTCATTCGTGCTCCACGAAGATGCGCCAGCACCGCCGTCAGATGATCCAGCCGCGCATGGCGCGACGGTGGCAGTGTTCGCAGGTCATTGCGGCACCCTCCGAAACTCGACCACCCAGACCCACGGGTTCGCGTCCCATGAGCCGGGGCCGTTGATGGATTCCCACAGGGCGCGGTAGGCCAAATGGGGGAAAGCGGTTGGTATCTTGAAGTCACGGCCAGCCTGTTGCAGTGACGCTGAATCGCCTGCGAGCGGACCGCGATACCACCCGGGGAAGCCAGCGCCGCGCTCGATTCCCTCCGCTATCGCATCCACCTCGCTGATGTCCTGCAGGCGCTCCACGCGGACGCCGGTGACTTCAAGAGTGATGCGGCTGGCCCAGCGGGGCATGTGGATGGATGGCGACCACCGGCCGCCGTTTGGGTCATCCGCGTCTGCCCGATAGACCGTGCTCGCGGGCCGGCTCGGGATGCTGACGCTGGCCTCCCAGCAGTAGTCGGCCGGCTCGTGGATGAATGACTCCCGCACCCACAGCCGATCGCCGGGCTGGCCGTAGGGGCAGAGCCGAGCCTTGTGCTCGTCGCCCGCGATCTCGCACGGCGCCATGTGGCAGCCGAAGTCAGGGTCTTTGCGCGGCTTCACCACCCTCCGCGTCTGCGTCTTCGTGCCAGCCAAGATCGCGCGCACCATCGGCGCGCTGAACAGGATCGGGCGCTCTTTCATGCCGCCCCCCGCATCGCGCGCAGTTCGTAGCCCGTCTTGATCGGTGCCGGCACCTTCAGCAGCCGGCCCGACGGCCCGCGCCACTGCCAGCGCATTCCGATCACGGCCCGCGCGAGGTCCATGCCGTAGCCGCTGGAGTGGTCGCACGCATCCTCCTCGACGCTGCCGTAGCACCAGCCGCCGCACTCGTCGCTCAGCCACTGGCGAACCACCATGCAGTGCCCGCAGGTCTTGTGCACGGTGATGCGGCCATCCCAGACGTAGGTTTCGCGGAGATACCGCTCTCCCGTGCCGATGCGGCGCGCGCACTCCGCGCACTTGTGCTCGCGGCGGGCGGTCACATACCGCCCCGGCCCGAGGCCGGTGACGGTGCCGTCGGCGTCGTCGACCATGCACATCAGAACGCCCCCTTTGCGACCTGGAAGCAAGGCACGCCGGCTGCTCGCCACATGGCCACCACTTTGTCGCGGTCGTCGAAGACGGCAGTCAGGCGAGCAAACTCCGGCTGCTCGAGATCGTGCAGCCACTGCCGCTTGAGATCCTCGTCTGGCGTGTAGTCTCCGGCGGCGCGCATGCGAAAACGTTCCGGTGCGCCAAAAGGCCACGCGGGCAGAAAGCCGTTTGGCTTTCCAAAGCAGCCGTGTTTGCAGAGCCACTCGACTGTCTGAGTCTTGACCTCATCGCTGCGCCCTGACCAGATCCAGCATTCGGCTCCGGCTTTGCGCAGGGATTGCAAGGTGCGAATTACCGGCACGTTCGGCTGGTCGTCCACGCACGCAGCGAAGAACTTGCGCCAGCGGTCTGGGTCTTCCTTGTTGTCCAGAAGGTGCTGGCGGTGCTCGGTGAGCGCCAGCGTGCCGTCCAGGTCGAAGATGTAAAGCGGGGTCATTGCGTGCCTTCCGCTTGGACTCGACGCCACATGAACGCGGGCGGCTCGCGCATCACCCACAGATGCCGCATGTTGGCTACGTTCACCACATCACCGGCCGGCGGATACAGCTCCACGGCAACAGCCATTGGGTACCCGCACTGCGCCTTGATGTCCTGCAGCTCGTCCCACGTCAGGTTGTCGCTCCAGCGGTCGCCGGTCAGCGTCGTCCGGTTCACGGTAAGCCTCACGCAAGCTGGCGCGGGCGCGTCAAATTCCTGAACCAGGTAGTCACGCGAGCGCCAGACACGCCGCTGCGGGCCTTGCGGGTTTGGCCACTCCTCGCGTGGGATGAGCCGCAATTCGCCCGGCATCTTGGCGTTTTTCCGTTGCAGTTCGCGCCGCTGCGCCCGAGTCGTCACAATGCTCATGGCCGGCCCTCCGCTTTGTCGATCGCGGCGCGGGCCGCCCGGTGCAACGGTGAGATGACGCCGTCGCCGTGCGCGCTGGCGTGGTGGTCCCACAGGCCGACGATGCCGATCAGCGCCTGCAGCAAATCCGGGGCAGCGGCCATCAACTGCACATTGGCCGGCAGCGCCGAGTGCGCGGTGGTGTTCTCGGTGGTCGAGAGCTTGGCGACGGTCGTGCTGTCGGCCTCGACGATGAAGGCAACGGCGCCGCCCTCGAAGAGGTACTGCCATGGCCCCGGGGTGTGGCGCGGCCTCGGCTCCCGCTCCCGCATCGACTGCGTCAACTTGTGCGCCGTCCAGTCTCTGAACCATGTGCGCAGGAACTCGCGAGACGATTGCCGCACATGGCACCTAGCCAGCCCGTCGATGATCTGGTCAAGCTGGTCAACGCTGGGCTCTCGCGGCGGCTCCTGCCCCTCCTGCTCCAGCGCGGCGCGCTGACAGTGTTTGCGTATGCGGCACCACGGCATCCCGGTGCAGTCGCTCTCCTCGGCGCACTGCTCCGGCCGCGCCAGCGCGGCGCGGAGGGCTGGGGTTTGCATCAGAACGCCTTCCCGCCGCCAGCCCTGCGGCTATCCGGCTTGTGGTCTTCGCGCTTGGCGTTGTAGGCCAGCTTCTCGGCGATGGCGCCCGGCAGATCCAGGCCCAGGCCACCGGCCATGTCAAAGATGCGGATCACGGCGTCGGCGAGTTCGACCTCGAGCATCGGCCGGTGCGGCAGGTGGTCGTCGGCCAGGCGCTTGCGGGCGCCCTCCATCGCTTCGCTGATCTCTGAGTGCACCAGGCAGAGAAGCTCGCCGACGTTGCGCGGCGGCTGGCTGTGAGCCTCGATTGCCCAGTTGCATGTGAGGTCGGCACCGGTGACGATGTCAGTCCACCATCCCTGCCGGCGCGCCTGGCCGTGGCAGATCTCGACCAGCTTCTCGACGTGGTGGTGCAGAAGCACTTCCTGGTTCGACATGGGTTTGCTCATCGAATCCTGTGCACCGTGCGCTGGGTGATGCCTGCGGGCAACTGCTCGTCGGCAGTCTTCTCCGGCTCCATAAACGTGCTCGCGCCGCCTCCGCTCTCCTTGAGGTAGTCGGTCTCGACGCGCGCAAGCTCGATCAGCCTCTTGCTCAGCTCGTTGACGCCGCGGGCCTGCTCGGCCTCGATGCTGCCGTCGCGCACCTGGGCGATGGTCTCGAACAGGACGGCGCGCAGCGCGCCGATCGTGTGGTCATTGGCCGCCATCGCGGACCTCCTTCTGACGGTTGAGAATGCGGGTGAGCACGCCGCGCAGCCGCGACAGCTGGGCGATCTCCGGCCCATGCCGGTGCACGCTGTTGCGCCGGCCAAGCTCGGCCCGCGAGACGCACTCGAGCAGCTCGACGCGGATGCAGGCCGGGTCGGTCGAGCGCTGCTGCTGGTCCTTCCAGGCGATCAGGTGGCCCTCTGGCACCGGGCCGTGCGCCTGCTCCCAGACGTACCGGTGGTACATCACCCAGTCGTGCGGCGGGTACCCGGTCTCGCGTACCTTGATTTGCAGGTAGTTCGATGGGCCAATGCGAAGGCTGCCGAGCGCCGCCGCGTTGTGCGGGCGGTGGCCTGGCTTGAAAACGGTCGCCGGCGACATCACCACGCCCTTGCGCCCTTTGGTCCATGGGACGTTGCCCGGCTGGAAGCGCGAGCCCATGCCGCGCACGCCGTCCAAGCGCCCGCCGGCCGGGCCGTTGAGGAACTCCGCGGCCTTGCGAAGTCCCATCGCGCCGGCGCGTTTTGCCACCGCCGAGTAGGTCGCCCCGAACTCGTCGGCCAGCTCCTGCGTGCGTGTCGTCGCGAAGGCCTCGCGCAGGCGCTCGAGCTGCTGCTCGGTCGGCCGCCAGCGCGGCTGGTTGATGCCGCGGCTGCGTGTCATTGCGCTGCCACCGCCTTCGCCGCCCAGGCGCGCATGTCGGCCAGTGCCTGGGCGTACCCGCGCTGGTATGCCTGCTTCTCGATGCGCTCGACCTCGGCATCGCCGAGCCCCATGAGCCCTTGCGGGATCCACGAGGCCGGCGTGCGCGCTGACGGCACTGACGCATCGCCAGGATGTCGAGGGCTGCACCGGTACACCAGGCGCCTGCCGACGCCGACGACCGTATCGACAACGCCCTGCTCGATCATCGGTTTGAGCAGCGTGACGACCTGTTTCGGTGCGCAGTCGCCGGCCACCGAGAGCTCGGCCGCATTCGCGCCAGTGAGCCCGCGCGCGCGCAGCAGCTCCATCATGCGATCAGCTTTGGTCATGCGGCTGCCTCCGCGCCCGATGCGGCCTGCTGCGCAGCCGTGTCTTGCAGGCGCATCGCCAACAGCCGCGACCGCTGGATGGCCAGCGCCCTGACGTCAAGGTAGGGCAGCGCCTCGCGCGCCGCGTCGACCGCGCGCGACACGGCGTGCAGCTCGTGGTCATACATGCGCTCGAGCGCTTCGGGCTGCCCGGCCGCGCGGCGAGCCGCAGCACGGTCCGCGGCGGCGTTCATCGCCAGCGCCGCGCTCGAGATCGCAATCGAGAGTTCGTGGCGCTTGCCGAAGCGCATCAGCGTCACCGGGCCGATGGTGTTGAGCAGCGTGGCAATGGCGTCGAAGTGATCGGCCGTCGGCGCGCGCAGGTGCAGGCCGGTCTCCGCCAGGCGGAAGCACTCCTCGAACATGTCGAGCAGGCCCTGCGTGATCGGCGCGTTCACCAGGCGCGGCCGGTACGGGCGCCGCGGGCGCTTACCGGTCGGCATGATGCGTGAGCAGGTCGACCACGATGCGCCGAAGGTGCTCGAAGCCGCGGTCGTTGGTGATGACGTGATCGGCTGGCGCATCGTCGAGCGCCACTTCGCTCTCGTGGCCGCGACCGATGACGCCGGGCCGAACAACGCGCCACAGCTCGCCGCCCACGTTGCGCAGCCACGCGGCCTCGTTGGGGAAGCGCACGTCGGTCACCAGCAGCATCGGCCGCTGCTCCTCGACGGCCAGCAGCCGCGCCCGCAACGCAGGCAAGATGAAGTAGTGGATGTCTGCCCGATAGCGCCGCCAGTCGCCCCAGGTCTGCATGATGGTGCGCGGGGTGATTGCCGGCAGGCTGGCGAGGTGCCACGACCACTCGACGAAGCCGGCATCGGTGCACCGATTCAGCGCTAGGCAGTCCTGCGGGATGGTCTTGCGAAGCGGGTCGGACAAGAGCCGCACGTCGACCCCGAACGCGGCAGCAACCTCTTCGCGCAGTACGGTCGCGAAAGCGAAGCGTGCCGCGCCAGGCACGAGTTCCTGCACGATGTCGGCCGTCGTGTCCTTGCCGGCGCCGGCCGCGCCCGTAAGCCCAATGATCCTCATCGCCGCGTCTCCGCAGGGCGCTGGGCAGCCGCGGCGGCGGCAGTGCCAGACCGCAGCTCGAACAGCACCCGCGCCACGATGGCGCGGCGCAGCTCGGGATCGCGCGCGGTCCGCAGCGACAGCGCCCGGCGGTGAGCCTGGCGCAGGATCTCGGCCGGGCTCATGGGATGAGCCCGGTTGCCAGTCCAATGCCGACCACCAGCATGGCGATCGCCAGGGCGACTCCGACCAGCCGGTCGGGGTTGCGTTCGATCTTGCGGATGGTCAGTCGGGCATGCGGCCCGAACGCCTCAGCCAGCGACCGCGGCGCCATCGCGCGCGCGTGGCCGCGGCTGTGCGCGGCTCCGATGACGACCCGGGGGCCAGCGGCTTGGTGGTAGGACATTGCAGTCTCCGATGCGCAGGATGCGCGATCGGATTATGCGAGCCCGCATGATTGACGTCAATGCCGCGTCGCATTACTGCCCGAGCACGATCACGGCCTGGACCGGTCGTGGATGCAGGTCAGCGAAGCTGCAGCGGCAACGCCCTTGGAAACCCGTTTTCTGAGCAGGGTTCTTTCTGACAGCAGGGCCGGGCTGAAGTCAGCCCTTGCCGGGCCCTTTGGCGCGATGCGGGAGCATTGCGATGACCCTACCCGCGCGCGTCATGCTGCGGGCTTCAGCCGTTTGCGACTTGCCCGTAGCTGTTCACGACGCGCCATCACTTTGTCGTAGGCGTCGAGCATCGCCTCCTCGACAATCGCGCGCTCCGCGGCGTCTAGCATTGCCCAGTAGAGCTCAGGGAACCGCTCGTGCGGCCATTGTGACGGTGCATCGACAGGTGCGGAGGCGGAAGCCGAGCCGCTGCCTTCGTCGCCGCTCATTTTCTGAAACAGCGCCGTTGCTGTCTCGTCGCTGTAGATCGCGTCGACTGGGATGTTGAAGTGCGACGCAATGCGCTCGGCACTTGCCCTGGTCGGGCTTGCCACCTGGCCGGCACAGATCTTGTGCAGCGTGGGTTGGAACCCGGGCTGACGCATGCGCTTTGCGACGGCCAGGGTTCCGCCTGCGCGTTGCACAAGCCACGCGATGAAGTCGCTAGCTTTCATTGCGCGACTATGCAACCGCGAATATTTCGACGGGGAATTGTCAAGCAATGCGCCGTCGCATAGACTGTCCGGCATGCGCACCACATGCCAGATTCTCCGAGCCTTGCTGGACCTAGGTCTGAGCCAGACCGAGATTGCTCGCCGAACCGGAATTCCGCAGCCTCGGCTGAGCCGGTGGGCGGCTGGTGAAGTCCCGGCCAGCGCCGACGACGTGCTGAGGCTTGCCGACCTGCACGGGGAACTTGTTGATCGAAGCGACGCATCGTCGTTGGCGGTCAATGGTGCTGGCTACTGACAGGCGCACGCATGCGTGAACCCTCCGTCGAGCTTCGTGCTCAGGTCCCGCGGCGGCTGATCGACATGCTCGATGCGGTGTCGATGGCCCGCGGGGTCAACCGCACCGAGCTGCTGATCGAGGTGCTGGACACCTGGCACCAGACCCGGGTGCGAGAGGCCACTTTGATTCACCGACTCGTGCGGGGCAAGGCCGTGCCCCCGGAGTCCGTGGGCGGGCTCGACGTATGAGCTGCCGCAATGTCACCGGACGTGATGGGATCGTGAGCTGCGTCACGAAAGCGGCTCGGGAAGTGTGTTCGGGCTGGCGCGCAGTCTGGCTCGGCAACCACTGCCGCTGTCTCCTCGACCGGGAGCCGGGCCCGGAACTGCGCAACCCGGCACCCACACTGAGGGCGCCATGAAGCTCGGCGACAAGGTCCGCATCACCGCCGGCAAGGGCAAGGGCCATCACGGCGTCGTCGTTGCCATCCGCGGCCAGGCGGTGACCGTAAGGTCGGCCACCCTCGGCCTGGGCGACGGCCTTGGGCAGGAGTACGACGTGCCGGCCTCGCTGCTCGAGCCAGCACCCTATGCCGGGCCCGCCGAGCCGCGCCGCGCGCTGCCCTGGCGGCCCTACCAGCCGCAGCCGTTCAGCCCACCGCGCGCGGGCTCAGATCGCGCCTCGCGGCTGCCGTCGATCATGGGTGGCGTGCAAGTCGCGCCGCGGTGGGCCCGCTGATGCCCGGGGTGGCGTGAGCAGCCATGCAGTCGAGCATCGACATCGCGCAGGTGGCGCGAGAGGCCCTCGCCGCCGCCGATCGGCTGGTGCCCGACTGGTTGCCCGACGGCCGCCGCTCGGGCCACGAATGGCAGGCCCGCAACCCGCTGCGCAGCGATCGCTCGATCGGATCGTTCAGCGTCAACCTCACGACCGGCGCCTGGGCCGACTTCGCCAGTGGCGACAAGGGCGGCGACCTGGTCTCGCTGTACGCCTACCTGCACGGCATGAAACAGGGCGACGCGGCCCGGGAGGTCGCGCGCTCGATCGGCATGACGCCGGCCGCGTCGCTGTCGTCTTCTGCCCCTACGCCTGCGCCCGCGCCTCGCCTGGCCTACGCCACCGACTGGCGGCCGCTGTTGCCCGTTCCGGCCCACGCGCCGCCCGCGCCGGTGGCCCACATCAAGCGCGGCCGACCGCAGGCCACCTGGACCTACCGTGGCCGCGCGGGCGAGCTGCTGGGGCACGTCTACCGGTTCACGACCAGCGATGGCGGCAAGGAGATCCTGCCGGTCGTCTGGGCGCGCCACGAGCGCACCGGCGAGGAGCAGTGGCGCTGGATGCAGTGGACGCAGCCGCGGCCGCTCTACGGCCTCGACCGGCTGCTCGACGACCGGCCGGTGCTGCTGGTCGAGGGCGAGAAGTGTGCCGATGCCGCGCACCAGATGCTCGGCGAGCAGTGGTGCGTCCTGACATGGCCGGGCGGCGGCAAGGCCGTCGCGAAGGCCGACTGGCAGCCCCTGGCGCGCCGCAGCGTCCTGATCTGGCCCGACTGCGACGCCCAGCGCGACTCGGGCGGCGCGCTGCTGCCGGAGCCTCGACAGCCGGGCATCGCAGCCGCCGAGGCGATCGCGGCGCGCCTGATCGAGCTCGGCGCGAAGGTCGGCATCGTCCGCATCCCTGCGCCTGGGGCGAAGGCTGCCGGATGGGATGTCGCCGACGCCATCGCCGAAGGCATGACGCTCGAGGCCGTGCAGGCCCTTCTGGCGGATCGCCGGCTGCCAGTCGCTGCGCCCCCCGCGCCGACGCCTGCTGCGCCAGCAGACGACTGGACGGCGCGCCTGCTGTGGAAGCGTGGCGAGTGTTCGCCGTGCCTGTCCAACGTCGTGGCCATTTTGGCCAACCATGAGGCGTGGGACGGCGTGATCGCGTTCGACGAGTTCGCCTACCGGACCATCAAGCGCAAGCCCATCCCGGGCGCGCGCTCGGCCGACGTCGGCGAGTGGCGCGACGCCGACACCACCGCCGTGAGGATCTGGCTTACCGAGCAGTACGGCATGGTGGTCGGGCCGCAGGACGTCGATTCCGCGGTCGACCTCGTCGCCCAGATGCACGCCTTCCACCCTGTCCGCGAGTACCTCGACGGTCTGCGGTGGGATGGCGTGTCGCGCCTCGACCTCTGGCTGGACGACTACCTGGGCGTCGCACGGTCGGAGTACACGACCCGCGTCGCCCGATGGTTCCTCATCGCGATGGTGGCCAGGGTCTACGACCCGGGCGTGAAGTTCGACTACTGCCTGGTGCTCGAGGGCGGCCAGGGCCTGCGCAAGTCGTCAGCGCTGCGGATCCTCGCAGGCGAGTTCTTCTCGGACACCGAGCTGGACCTGACGAACAAGGACGCGATGTCGTCCATCCGCGGCAAGTGGCTGCACGAGTTCGCCGAGATGGGCAGCCTTGCCCGGGCCGAGAACACGCGGCAAAAGTCGTTCCTGTCGCGCCAGATCGACGAGTTCCGCCCGACCTACGCGCGCCGGGAGATTCGCTGCCCGCGCCAGCTCGTGTTCGCGGGCACCACCAACGACTGGCAGTGGAACAAGGACCCGACCGGCGGGCGGCGCTTCTGGCCCATCGAGATCGGGGCCGAGATCGACACCGATGCGCTGCGGGCCAACCGCGACCAGCTCTTCGCCGAGGCCGTCCAGGCGTACCGGGCTGGCGAGCGCTACTGGCCGCAGGCCGACGAGCAGCGCGTGATCTTCGACCCGCAGCAGCTGCAGCGCGAGGCGGAAGACGGTCTGTTCGACATGCTGCACGACTGGATCGAGGACCTGCCGCGCGCCGAGTTCACGATGGGCGAAGTGCTCGCGGAGGCCCTGAAGCTCGATGCCGGGCGGATCACGCGCGACGTGACCACCCGCGTCGGTCAACTGCTCAAGAAGCTCGGCTGCGGCCGGAAGGAGAAGAGGAACGGGACGGTTCGGTTCGTCTACGTGGCGCCGGCCTGGTCGAAGTACCAGCAGGCCGCGCAGGCTTCCAGGACGACAGGTGGCGGAGACAGAGATGGGTTGCCGGTTTGAGCCCGAAAAGTTCCACACCTGTTCCACACCTTCCACACCTCCGCGCGGAGGTATGGAAGGCGGAAACCCGCGCCAATGCTGGAGGTTCCATACCTTCCATACCTTCCACACCTTCCTCCGCGCACCCGCACGGGGGCGTGGGCGCGCACGCACGCGTGTACGCCCACGCGCGTGTGCTTTCAACCCTTGAGGTATGGAAGGTATGGAAGAGTCAGTAGTGGCGCGGGTTTCCGGGCTCCACACCTCCTCGGGAGGTGTGGAACGAGGTGTGGAAGGTGTGGCAGGTGTGGAACCCCGCGCCGTGCGGCCGCCGGGCTGGATGCGTGAGGCGATGCCGACCACGGCGGCCTGGGTTGACGAGCTGCGGCGCGTGTTCGGCGCCGACCAGGTCGACCCGTCTATCCGCGCAGGGATGGGCGGCGTGCCCGGCAAGTTCCACGCGATCGAGAATGGCCACGAGATTGGCACCCCGACGCGGGGCCGGGCATGAAGCTCGACCTGTCCGTGGCCGGCCTGGACAAGGTGCGCAAGCACATCGCCGTGCTCAGCAGCGACCAGCTCAACCAGGCGTGTGCCAAGGCCCTGACCGACATCGCCTTTCAGACGCGCAAGGCGATGCAGGAGGAGATGCGCGCGGTCTTCGACCGTCCCACGCCCTACGTGGTGTCGAGCGTGATCGTGCGGCCGGCCACGCCAGACCGCCTCGAGGCCAACGTCCTGCCGACCTACGGCGGAGGCAAGGGCATCGACCCGCAGCAGATCCTCGCCGCGCAGGCCGGGGGCGGGGCGCGGCGCGACAAGCGCTCGGAGTCGGCGCTGCGGCGCGTGGGCCTGCTGCCAGCCGGCTACCAGACCGCGATCCCCGAGCAGCCGTACCCGGGCAGCGACGACGGGCGCGGCAACCTGCGAGGGCCGTTCATCGTGCGCCTGCTGTCCTACCTGCAGGCGTTCGGAGAGCAGGGCTACCGGGCCAACATGACGGCGCGCCGCCGGGCCAAGCTCGAGGCGCGCGGTGTCACCGCCGAGGGGTACCGCACGATCGCCGGCGTGGCGTTCTTCGTCGCGATCCCGGGCCGGGCGCGCACGCGGCACCTGGCGCCCGGCATCTGGGCAAAGTCCGGCACCGGTGGCGTGGTGCTCAAGCCGGTGCTGATGTTCGTGCGCGCGGGCACCTACAGCCGGCGGCTCGACATGGCGCGAGTCGCGCGCACCGCAATCCCTCCTGGCCGACTCGAGGCGCGCCTGCGCTATCGCATCCGCCAGGCCGCGGGAGTCTGACGATGGCCTCCCCCCCGGTTTGGGTCCTCCTCCAAAGGCTCGAGTAAGGGTAATTCGAACCACGCTCTCACGTTAGTGAGCACTCTCGTCGCTTTGTACGCCAGCTCGTAACGTCATGCCAGTCGGTACGATTCAGACGATCACCCAGGCCGAGTATGCGCGCCGGCGCGGGTGCACCGAGGGCGCCGTGCGCCGCGCCGTGCGCGACGGCCGGATCTCGCTCATCGATGGCCGCATCGACCCAGTCGCTGCGGATGCCCAGTGGCTGCGCAACACGCGGGTGCGCGCCGGCAGCCGGCCAGCCGAGGACGCCAACCTGGCGAGCGCTCGCGGCTCGAGCGGCGGCCGCGGCCGCGACGACGAGGCGGACGACTACTGGACGAGCAAAGGGCGGCGCGAGCGCGCCGAGGCCGAGCTGGCCGAGCTGAAGCTGGCCGAGCAGCGCGGCGAGCTGGTGCGCGCGGCCGACGTTCGCGCCCAGCACGCCGGGCGGCTGGCGATGCTGCGCGAGAGTCTGCTGCAGCTGCCGGCGCGCATGGCGCCGCTGCTGGCCGTCGAGGGCGACGCGGCCCGGTGCCACGACATCCTGCAGCGCGAGCTGCATGGCGTGCTCGAGCTCGCCACCCAGGCCTGACGATGGGCGCGCGCGAACCGGTCGAGCTGGTCGATGCCAAGGCGCTGATCGACGCGCTGTGGCGCGAGTTCATGGCGCCGCCGGCCGCCGGCACCGTAACGCAGTGGGCCGAGCGCAACCGCGTGCTGTCGGGCAAGGACTCGGCCGAGCCGGGCCCGTATCGCGTCGCGCGCACGCCGTACTCGCGCGAGCCCATGGATTGCCTGAGCCAGACGAGCCCGGTGGTCGAGGTGGTGCTGCAGTGGGGCGCGCAGACGTCGAAGACGACGATCGGCAGCAACTGGCTGGGCTACCTGGTGGACGTGAACCCGGGCCCGATCATGATCGTGCAGCCCACGATCGACCTGGCCAAGCGCTACAGCCGCCAGCGCCTGGCGCCGATGGTCGAGGAGTCGCCGGCGCTGCGGCGTCGCATCCGCGAGAACCGCTCGCGCGACGAGGCCAACACCACGCTGCTCAAGGAGTTCACCGGCGGCTTCATGGCGGTGGCCGGGGCCAACAGCGCGGCCGGCCTGCGCTCGATGCCGGTGCGCGACCTGTTCCTGGACGAGATCGACGGCTACCCGCTCGACGTCGACGGCGAGGGTGATCCGGTCAAGCTGGCGGAGGCGCGGCAGTCGACGTTCAGCCGGCGCAAGCGCCTGCTGACCAGCACGCCGACCACGAAGGGCTTTTCGCGCATCGAGCAGCGCTACCTGGCGAGCGACCGCTGCCGCTACCACGTGCCGTGCCCGCACTGCGCCGAGCTGCAGCCGCTCGAGTGGGGTGCCGACAAGCCGCACGGCATCAAGTGGGACCGCGATCCCGACGGCCACGCCCGGCCCGAGACGGTGCGCTACGTCTGCCGGGCGTGCGGCGTGGAGATCGCCGAGCACCACAAGACCGCCATGCTGGCCGCCGGCCGATGGGTGGCCGAGTCGCCCGGGGCATCGGACGGGCGGGTGCGTGGCTTCCACCTGTCGTCGCTCTACAGCCCGCTGGGCTGGCTGAGCTGGGCCGAGCTGGTGACCGAGTGGGAGGCGGCGATGGCCGCCGCCCGTACCGGCGACGTGAGCCTGCTGCGCGTGTTCGTCAACACGCGGCTGGCCGAGACGTTCGAGGAGCAGGGCGACCGGGCCGACGAGCACTCCCTGCGCCGTCGCGCGACCGACATCCCCATGGGGGTCGTCACCTGGGGACTGTTCGTCTGCACGGTCGGGGCCGACGTGCAGGGCGATCGCATCGAGGCGTATCGCTGGGCCTGGGGGCGCGGTCTCGAGCGGCAGATTGTCGAGCGCGCGGTCTTCTACGGCGACCCGTCGCAGGCCGAGACCGAGCCCGGCAGCCCCTGGGCGGCGCTTACCGAGTGGCGCAGGGCGCCGGTGCTGCACGCCAGCGGCA